AGTCACGGGCATTGCCGGCAACACCAGCGAGGACGGCAAGAGCGTCAACGGGACGGGCGTCTTCGAACATCTCATCGGCGGTCCTCACGTCGTTTACGTGCGCTTGCCCAAGGAGTGATCATGGACACACTGCACACTCTTCTCGCCAATCCGTCCGTGCGTGCGACCCTCATGGGCGCACTCGGTGCCGCAGCCGCGGACATCCATGCGTGGCGCACGTCACCTACCTGGAAAGTCGATGGCTTCAACTGGGGCACCGCCTCGAAGCGTTGGATCACCGGCGCGGTCACGGGGTTTGCCATCCAGAATGGCCTCAGCGGATTGCTCGGCCTGTGAGTCGTACTCGCAGGCGGGCTTACACCCGAGCGAAGCGGTTCGTTCGGTCGTGTCGCAACCACGGCAGTTGTCCGTGGTGTACTGGTAACCGCACCATCGCCACCCGTCGCGCCCGAGCGAAGGCTCAGGACGAACTCAAGGAGAAACCATGAAGCGTCTCGTTACGTCCATCAGCGTACTCATCACGTTGCTCGGCATCACGGCCGGGTGTGCCGGCGCCCTGAAGGTCAAGGCCGCGCTCGTCGCAGGTCAGGAGACGGCGGTCAACGAGCTCGCCGATGCGCAGACGCTCGAGATCACGCTGTACCACTCGAACACGGTGCCCGCGTTGACGCAGGCCAAACACGTCGAGATCCAGACGTCCTTCAAGGATGCGGCGCAGAAGCTCCAGGTCGCGGGCGCGGACATCAAGGCGTGGGACGGCACGGGCATTCCGCCGGCGACGCTCGCCGCGGCCAAGGCCGTCATTCTCGGCATCAAGAACACGGTCGACATACTTCAGCCGGGCACGTCGCTCGCGAGTAAGTTGCAGCAGGTGCTCGACAAGCTCAAGGGTGGCGAGCCCAACTTCGCCATCGCGCACTGATGGATCGGGTGCTCGTGACGGGCGGTCACGGGTTCCTAGGACAGCACGTGGTGAGGACCTTCGGGTCTTCCCACGTGTTCGCACCTCGGAGTCGGGACTACGACCTGCGAGATCGGTCGGCCGTCATCCGTCTCTTGGACGACGTGCGACCGGACGTGATCGTCCACCTCGCGGCTGTCGTCGGCGGCATCGGTGCGAACAGAGCACGACCGGGCGAGTTCTTCTACGACAATCTCATGATGGGCGTGCAACTCATGGAGCAGGCGCGCCAGGTCGGCGTTAAGAAGTTCGTCGCCGTCGGCACCGTCTGCGCATATCCGAAGATGACGCCCGCACCATTCCGCGAGGAGGACTTGTGGAACGGGTATCCCGAGGACACGAACGCGCCGTATGGGTTGGCAAAGAAGATGTTGCTGGTGCAGGCGCAAGCGTACCGCCAACAGTATGGCTTCAACGCGATCTACTTGCTGCCCGTGAACCTGTATGGGCCGGGCGACAACTTCGACCCGAGCACGTCGCATGTGATACCGGCGTTGATCCGCAAGTGTCTTGATGCGTCAGCAGCTGACGCATCAGAGATCGTCGTCTGGGGTGACGGCACCGCGACTCGTGAGTTCCTCTTCGTGCGTGATGCGGCCCGAGGCATCCACCTCGCGACGATGCACTACGACGGGGCGGACCCGGTCAACCTCGGCTCTGGGCGTGAGATGACGATTGCCGAGTTAGTGCACTTGATTGCTGACCTGACGGGGTTCCGAGGTCGCATCACGTGGGACGCGACGATGCCGAACGGCCAGCCACGACGGCAGCTGGACACGCGACGGGCTGAGGCCTTTGGCTTTCGCGCGCAGGTCGATTTTGAAGCAGGCCTCCGGGAGACCATCGCATGGTACCGGAACAACCACAAGGAGCAGTGACCATGTCGAAGATCGAAGACAACATCAACAAGGCGGAGGCCATCGCCGGCCTGGCGCAGTTGCTCGTCGGGATCGGGACCGCGACGGTCTCGCGCATCAAGAAGCTGGGCGAGCTGTTCACCTTGAGCGAGGCGGAGCTCGACGCACGTCTCGACAAGTCGAACGCGCTGGCGCAGTCCGTGATCGACAAGGCGCAGGCCGAGATCGACGCGGCCAAGTAACACGGCGGTGCAGGTCGTTGGGCCTGCACCGTCTCAACTCGCGCATGGTGGAGGGGAGGAACGACGTGCAGACACAACACCATGACCGAACTGGCGACACAGCACGCAGACCACGACTTTGACGCCGAGATGGCGGACACGGTCCTGCTCCAGCATGACATGGAGCGGATGCGCCTGGAGGACTCGCTCTACGAGTTCGTGAAGGCGGCGTGGTCCGTCGTCGAACCTTCGCAGCCGTTCACCGCGAACTGGCACGTGGTCGAGACCTGCCGTGTGCTCGAGGAAGTGGCGCAGGGCAAGCACCGCCGCGTCATCTTCAACTTCCCGTCGGGCACCCTGAAGTCCCTCATCATCAGTGTGTTCTTCCCGGCCTGGCGCTGGGCGAAGAACCCGAAGCTTCGTGTCCTCACCGCGTCGTATGCGGCGCACCTGACCACGCGCGATAACCTGCGGGTCCGAGACATCATCGTCTCCCCGTGGTTCCAGTCATACTGGAAGGTGCAACTCGTCGAGGACCAGAACACCAAGACGCGGTACAACACCGATGCCGGTGGCTGGCGCATCGCCACCTCGGTCAACGGCGTCGGTACTGGCGAACATCCGGACCTCATCATCATCGATGATCCGACGACGGTCGAACAGGCGAAGAGCGAACCCGAACGCACGCGCGCCAATGAATGGTTCGACGGTACCATCTCGTCGCGCGGCATCACGCGGCCGAAGCTCTGCATCATCGTGGTGATGCAGCGACTGCACGTGGACGACCTGTCGGGCCACCTCATCAAGCGCGGCGGCTGGAAGGTAGTCACGTGGCCGATGCGGTACGAGGTCGCGCGTCCTGCGTCTGAAGACGATCCCGGCTTCACACCGGACCCGAGCGATCCCCGACGTGTCGCAGGCGAGCTGTTCTTCCCGGCGCTCGTGCCCGAAGACAAGGTCCGCCAACTCGAGCTCGACCTGGGTCCGTGGGATGCGCAGGCGCAACTCCAACAGCAGCCATCGCTCAAGGGCGGCGGCCTGTTCCAGCGCGGCTGGTTCAAGTTCCTCGATGCGCGCCCGACCAACATCGTCCGCAGTGCGCGAGGATGGGACACCGCCGGTACCGAAGACGGTGGAGACTGGACCGTCGGCGTGCGGATTGATGAGACCCTAGACAAGCGCTTCATCATCAGCGACGTGCAGCGTGGGCAGCTCTCGCCTGCGGGCGTGGATCAGCTGATGTATGCGACGGCCGAACTCGATGGGAAAGGCGTGGCCGTCCGAGAAGAAAAAGAGGGCGGCGCATCGGGCAAGGCCGTCGTCGAAGCGCGCGGGAAGATGCTCGCCGGATGGGACTACAAGTTCGTGCAGGTCAGCGGGTCGAAGATCACGCGGGCGAAGCCGTTCCGAGCGCAGGTCGAAGCCGGCAACGTCTACCTCGTGCGGGGCCCGTGGAACGAAGCCTACCTCAATGTGGTGTGCGGCTTCCCTGCGCTGAAGCATGACGATGACGTGGACGGATCCAGCTGCGCGTTCAACGCGGTGCTGCTCGAACCCAAACCGAAGCGTAAGCCGTCGTTGACCTGGTAGGAGACCTGACATGGGATTCCGATCACTGATGACTACGCTTGTCGGACGAGCGCGCCTGGCGAACGTCGCTGGGCATACGTTCCGTGGCAAGCGCGACCTGTACCGCGCGCTCGGGTATCAGCGTGAGCTGTTTCCGCCGGACTATCGGTCGCGGTTCCGCCGGAACGGCGTGGCCAATCGCGTCGTCAAGGCGTTGCCGAAAGCGACCTGGCGCGGCGGTGCGGAAGTCATCGAGGATGAGGACCCGACGACGCAAACGGCTTTCGAGGCGGCCTTCGATGCACTCAATGAGCGGCTCAACATCTGGGCCACGCTCGCGCGTGCGGACATCCTGGCGGGCATTGGGCGCTACGCCATCGTCTTGATTGGTGCGCCGGGGGACATGACGACGCCGCTCGAGCGCGCGTCGGCCGATGACATCAAGTACTTGCAGCCATACTCGGAGGAGGACGCGAAGATCTACAAGTTCGACATCGACCCGACGAGTCCGCGCTTCGGCTTGCCCGTGATGTATAACATCACGCGGACGACGATGCTCTCGCCGGACTCGGTGAACTCGAACGTAGTGGGTAAGCAAGTGCACTGGTCGCGCGTGATCCATGTCGCCGACGGCCTGCTCGATGACCGCATCTACGGCGAGCCGCGCCTGGAATCGATCTGGAACTACCTGGACGACCTCGAGAAGGTCTCGGGCGGTGGCGCGGAGGCGTTCTGGCGCAGGGCCGACCAAGGCACACAGTTTGACATCGATCCCGAGGTGGAGTTCGAAGGCGACGACGTGACGGACCCGAACAAGTCGAAGGCGATGGACGCCTTCAAGAAGCAGCTCGAGGAATACGAGCACGGGCTGCGCCGGAACCTGACGACGCGCGGCGTGACGGTCACACCTCTAGGATCAGACGTCGCGGACTTCCAAAACCCTGTCAACGCGATCATCGGATTGATCTCGGCGAGCACAGGCATCCCGCAGCGCGTGCTGATGGGGTCCGAACAGGGTAAGCTGGCCGCCGCGATGGACCGCTCGAACTGGGATGACCGCGTGACGGATCGACGCGATGATTACGGCGGCCCGCTCGTTGTGCGTCCGTTCGTGCAGCGCCTCATTGACTGGGGTGCACTGCCCCGCCCGAAAGACGGGACGTTCGACGTTCGATGGGCGCAGCTCAAAGTACTCGACGATGGGCAGCGCGCGGAGATCGCGTCGAAGTGGGCGGGCCTGAACCAAGCGGCCGGGGAGACCGTCGTTACGGCGGAGGAGATCCGAGATCGCATCCTCGGTCTGCCCAAGCTCGAGGAAGTCACCGCGCAGATGGAACCGGCTGCGGCCAAGGTGTTCTTGCGGAAGTGGGTGGTGTTGTCGCAAGCGCGACAGGTGCACTTCTACAAGCTGAAGACGTCACGAAAGGGGGCGCCGGCTTGGAAGCATGTTCACCAAGTGGCAGACCGATTTCGCACTTCGGATCAAGCGAGCCGCGAAGGCCGCGTTCCGCGCCGGGCATGAGGCAGCGACTCAGCGTGCTCTCGAGAGCACGCTGGAGGCGCAGGACGAGAAGGCGCTCTTCGCCGTTGTGGGGCGCGCGATTGAGGCGACCGAGAAGGCGCTCGAGAGCACGCTGGAACCGTTGCTCCTTGCGGCCCTGACGACGACGGGCACTGCCGCAGCCAAGGCGTTGAAGGCGCAGTTGAAGGCTTCATCTTCACTGCGCTCGGCTGCACCTCCCGCAGTGAAGGGTTTTGCCTTCGACGTGACAAACAAGAAGGCCACAGCTTGGGCTCACGCCCATGCAGGAGAAACGATCAAGGGCATCAGTGAGACGACGCGCGAGGAGATCCGCGACCTGGTCGAAGAGGCGTTCTCGCAGCAGTTCGACGTGGATGACCTCGCGAAGGAGATTGGGCGCGTCCTGGGTGACGATGCTCGAGCTGAGACCATCGCGCGGACCGAGTCGATGCGGGCCGCGAACGAAGGGCAGTCTCAGCTGTGGGACCAAGCCACCGAAGCCGGTCTGCTCACGGGAAACGAGAAGCAAGAATGGATCGTGACACCGGATGACCGGCTGTGCCCGATCTGCGAACCCATGGACGGGGTGACTGTGGGGCTCGATGAGATGTTCGACGTGGACGGCGACCAGATCGATGGGCCGCCCGCGCATCCGAACTGCCGCTGCACCCTGGGACTGAGTGTGTAACATGGTACATGTCAAAGCGTTCCAGATCCCCGGGCAAGGTAACGACTTAGAAGCGCGCGTCTCTGGGTGGCTAAACTCGCTGGGCGGCGCAAACTCATTGGTGATGTTGCAGTCTCAGCCGGGGTTTCTGTTGGGAATCGCTCACGACTTAGGAGCGGAAGTTATCGCTGGCGCGCTCGCGGCGATCCCGGACATCGCAGGCCCGCAAGGTGTGCCCGGTCCACAGGGTGAGACGTCGGAGTTACCGTGCGGTGAGCTGTCCTACTTCGACCTGACGGGCACGCTCGTGACTATCGCCGCTCAGTCCGATGGGTTGACGAACATGGTGCCCATTCGACCGGCGACCACGCTATTGGATTGCGGCGACTTCGACAGTCCGCTGGCGGGCCGCCTGCGATACATCGGTGCGGCCACACGGCATTTTCATATCGCCGCGACGTGGTCGGGGAATCCGGCGACGGGCAGTGACCACTTCGTGATGGGGGTGGCCAAGAACGGCATCGTGATCCCGGGAGGTCGCACGATTCAACGCTTCGAGGCGTCAGCCGACACGCAGTCTTCAGCCTTGCATGCTGTGGCTGAATTGGCTCAGAACGATTACTTGGAGTTCTGGGCGGGCAACTTGACCGCGGGCCGGAACATCACGGTGAAGACATTCAACCTCTTTGCGATGGGAATGTAATGCCCGCGAACCAACGTATCTCCGAGCTGACCGCAGCCGGCGCCCTCGCAGGCGCCGACATTGCGCCGGTGGTGCAGTCGAGCAGCACGGTCCGCACGACGTTGGCTGCGTTGCTGGCGTTCTTCCGTGCGGGCACCGTGCCGATTACGCCAGCGGAGGTGACGGGCACCGC